CGGTCTGAACACTGTGTGAAGCCTGAGCCGGATCGCGAACCTCTGTTAGGAGGCCACGATGAAAAGCCCAGTGGAGGTGCGAAACCTCCTGCTTCTCTGGCAGGTTCTGGCCGATGAGTTGGCCAGAAGATGTTGCACTAGCACCGCTCGTGATTATGTAACTGTCACGAGTCGGACCGAGCACGAGGGGCTATCGTTCCTTACGATAACCTTACCCACCTTTGGTAAAGATCTCCAAAAAGGTCTGGAGAAAGGTGGTGTAGACTCCTCCCTCTTCCAAGGATTCAAGTGGAAGGGGGGTCTCCCGGCATTCATGTCGGGTTTCCTGAGTCGCGTGTTCGATCCTGTTAGCGGACGGTTGCTCGATGAGCCAGACTCTGAGTCTGTGTTCGCCGTGAGACAGCTGACGCTTCTCTTCGGCAAGATTCTCATTCGCACGACTCCCGAGAGGGAGGTTCGCGCCTTGAGAAAATTCATCGAGACTGATTTGGAGGTGAAGAGCCTTGACAACGAACGGACCTTGGATGATTACCAAGAGTTTACTCGCATGTCAAGACTGCTCTGGTCGGACGCTCTTAGCATTGTTGACGGAGAAATCTTCAACGATGCTGTCCTTCCGAAGCACGGACCTGGTGCCACTGCTGATAAACTTCTCGGAAACGCGAAGTTTAAACAGCGCGAATGGCCCCAGCGTCTGGAGGATGTGTTTCCCTACGGGATATACGTCCTTCCGAACGAGCGGTACTGGAGACAGTACTATAGCTCTGACCGTGTTCACTTCCGAGAGCCCGGGATTGAGCGACCTGTCAAGGTCACTGCAGTCCCTAAGACGCTTGACACACCCAGACTTATTGCCATCGAACCTACTGCGGTGCAATACATGCAGCAGGCCGTGGCTACCAGTCTGGTACGAGTCATTGACGAACGGAGTGACTCCCGCTCGTCAGGACTCTTGGGATTCAAAGACCGTGTCCCTAATCAGGACATGGCTCGAATCGGTTCCAGAGATGGAACCCTTGCGACGCTCGATCTGAGCGATGCAAGCGACAGAGTGTCAAACCAGCTAGTCCGTGCTATGCTTGTTGATTTTCCGTGGCTCTCTGCCGCGGTTGATGCAACTCGCAGTCGCAAGGCTGCTGTTGACCTTCCCGAAGGACAAGTGATTCATCGCTTGGGGAAGTTCGCGTCTATGGGTTCAGCTCTCACCTTTCCTGTGGAAGCCATGGTCTTCGTGACCTGCGTCTTCCTTGGGATTGAGCGAGCGCTCAACCGGCGCTTGACCCCACGGGATGTCCAATCCCTAAAGGGTCGGGTGCGTGTCTTCGGGGACGATATCATTGTCCCCGTCGAATATGTGCGTGAAGTCGTCGCGTCACTCGAGCATTTCGGTGCTCTTGTGAACAGCGGCAAGTCTTACTGGAACGGTCGTTTCAGAGAGTCTTGCGGTGGGGACTTCTTTGCAGGCGATGATGTTAGTATCGTCCGCGTAAGAAGGCTGTTTCCCACACGACTTCGTGACGTTTTGGAGGTCGTGTCATTAGTGTCGCTTCGAAACCGCTTCTTCGCGAAGGGTTTGTGGCGC